GTATCTGCTGCTGACTTTGCATCTTTAGATCCCCACGGTGCAAACTTATCTTGATCAATTGCTCCACCGCCGCCGCCTTCTGCCTCCCAAGCAGCTTCCTTTCTTGCTCCATAGATACGATAAGTTAATTCCGTGTCTTCATTTACTTGACTAATTTGTCCCTCAGATCCACCAACTAAAGCTGAATATCTAGGGTATCTATGAGCAATCTTCTGTAATTTTTGTAAGCTATCATTTTTTACTTCATCTTTTATCCCTTTAGGAAACATCACTAATTCCCAAGGAACCTTGTAAGCATTTCCATTTGAGATAGGAGCGAATGCACCAAACTTTCCTTTAGAAGATTGAGTCTTAACAGAAGAGAAGCCCTTGTTAAATCTAAAGTTAGGTGTAGATCCTCCTCCTGATTTTATTCTGATTGAAAACGGATCTGCTGTATCAAATTCTTGACCTCCCCTATTTGTTAAGTTATGGCTATCAGGAGCAGTCGTCTCATCATATCTATCATTAACTGTATTTATTCTGTTATTAAATTCTCTGCCTGTTGTAAAAAATAAAGCTAATTTTCTTTTACTAAAGTCTTGCAACATTGTTGTTCCAACAGCAAAAGAATCAAAAGAAGGTTGACTTCCTAATTGACCATTAGAAAACAAAGTTACAACAGAAAGAATTTCTCCTGTTCCAGTGGTCTTCATGTGTGACCACAGCAATTGACTATTTACACGAACTCCTTTTCGAGCATAAACAAGAGGAATAAACGCACCAAGAACAGCTAAATCTTGTATTGAATCAAACGATGATTGTGGCGTGAAACGACTTCGACCCTGAACACCTCCAGCAGTTAATTGAGGAGCAGATTCTGGAGTCTTAGGTTTAGGTGTTAGGAAATGTGAAACAGCAGTTAAAGCAAGTCCTACTATTATTTGACTAGCAATACCAGCAGCAGTAGCACCCATGCCCAAAGAAGTAAGAGCAGGAACAAGTGCTGCCCCTGCCCTTATATCTGGTATATGTTCATATCCTTTTTCCCTTTGATAAATAGCTGCTGCTGCTAAATCTACAAATTCAAAATATTCTTTTTCACTAATCCCTAAGGCGTTACAAAGTTCTGCTTCATAGGGTAATAAAGCTCTTGGACCCCCAATCCTTCTAAGGGGCTCCATTTCGCCTCCTGATCTACGAATGAAATCCAACCGCCTTCCCAGTAAACAGCTAAAGCGTAACTATCTTTGCTTGAACAAAGAGCTACAACACCGATCTTAGCCGTTGTTACCAACATTCCCCACTTGCTTAGCTCCTCTTTAAACACTCCCTGATCTTTCCTTCTTAATCTTCGATACCAATCTCTTTGTGTAGGAGGAAAATTAATGCCATAACTATTTATAACTGTTCTCGTAATACTTAAACAATCACCAGCTTTATGTTTATCTGGTTCTGCTCCTAAACGATAAGGAATACCTAATAATTGATGAGGCTTCACTTACTGAATATTTGACCTGTAATAGGTAACGCTCCAGCAATTGTTGTTGTTAAATATCTCCCAGTATTCCCTCCGACTGCATCTACTCCGCTAGATAGTAAAACTTCAATAGAAGAAGCATCGTATGACATTGAAGCAATCAACCAATTATCAGTAACAAGAGGAAGTCCATCTAATGCTGTGAAGGCATTATTCATTTTGCATGTATAAACTTTAATGCTCCATTTATTTGAAACGGCTTCTGCTGCATAACTCATAGATAGCTTGTTTGCTCCTGCAACTCCTGTTCGATCTGAATCTTCATTAGCCAACATCAAACCTGCTTCAATATTGTCTCCTGTTTTTGTTAACGCAGCACCTTGATAAAGAAAAGAAAGGAACGGATAACTGGCTGTTCCCATGTTTCCTAAGTTTGCACTAATCACCGAATTAGGGGTGCTATTTTGAAATTTATAAATAACTTGATTGGAATAAGAACCAGATCTTTTTGGATCAAAAATTTCAATAAAAGTAGTTAAAGCAATAATTGTCATAAACCTAAAGAAGATCTCCTACTACGAGAGTTTTTCAATGTAGATAATGTTCTATTTTCTCCTGCGGCTGCACCCCTAGAAACTGCTGAGTTAATGATTTGTCCTACAGCAGACTTAGGAACAAATTCTTCAGAGTTGAAGTTCAATATCGGCCCAGAGTAGTTAACAGTTGTTTGTGCATCAGCTCCACCACCTGCGGATGATTGACCAGTACCAGGGATAACAGATTCACCCCTAGCACCTGCTGAATACCGTTGCATTGACTGAGCCATCTTAGAGGCTGGAATTATATACTCATCCTCTCCTGCTTCTCCTACGAGTCCCATTGTGGGTTTTGTGACCATGCCTCCAGCAGCAAATGGTCTAATACCATTAGCAACATAAGCACCTTCAGCAGCTTGTAAATTAAACGCTCCAAAGATTGCCTTTTTAATCATCATGCTTCCGATTTGCTTAGCAATACCAGCAAGAGATTCTCCAAGAGATTTAGTTCCATCTATTAAGCCCATAACAGCACCATGTAAACCGCCAGCAATTGTTTCTTTAACACCTTCAAAAGCATCCTTTAATTTATTAACAGCAGGTACAGATCCGTTTTCTGTTTTATCTTTATTTTTATCAAGTTCATTATTTGCTTCTTTAACAGTTCCAAGATATTCTTTCCAAGCCTTATTAATATCGCCACCAGCTTTTGCAATTGCATCTTGAAATTTGCTCATATCAATAAAGCGTTCATTTCCTTCTTCATCTTTATTCCATCCTTGTAAATCTCCTTTCAAATCATTAAAACCTTCAGCAAAAGGTTGAGCTGCACTACTCGCTACTGATGCAACTTTTTCTCCTGCTCCTTTTAAAAATTGTTTTAATTTATCTGGAATAGCATCCCAAACTCTTTTTATTCCTTTACTAATAAAATCAAAAATTCTTTTAAAGATTTTGCTGATAATTTCTGCTAAACCAACAAATATATCCCTTAGCCCTGTAGCAAAACTCATAAATCTTTCTCTTGCGTCAGTTATTACTTCAGGGATAACTTTAAACAAAGGATCAAAAGCTAAAGCAATTGAACCAATAGCCGTTCCTATTGCTGTTGCAACAGCTTCTACTAATTGAAACCCTTTCTCAACCTTTTCCAAAAAGAATGTCCAAGCTTTTGTAATTAAAACAATTGCACTATTTCCTTTCCCAAATTGCTCTTCAAAAACAGCTCCAACACCAGCAAACAATTTAAACAACAATCGAACAGGCAACATTAAAGTTTTTATCGCTATTCCAAGTCCATCAATAACAACAGAAACACCTTGTAAAGTTGTTTTTATCGCTATACCTAATTCGCTTTGATCTGCAAATAAATTAGCAAATGAAGCAGTAACTCTTTTCCATGCTCCTTGAATAGTATTAGCTGCTTCAATTTGTGCATTAGCAGCAGCTCCAGATGCGCCCTCTTGATTTTTAATTAGCTGCTCATATTTTTCTAAGTCTTTTATTAATGGAGCCATCACCTGAATAGCTTCTTGACCAAATATTGACTCAAGAGATTTAATATCCAGACCTTCAAGTTTCTTCAAGTTTGCAGCTAATCCTTCAGAGGCAATAGTTGAAGCGTTTATATCAATGCCTAGTTTTGCTAATTTTTTACCACCTGCTTCTCCAGTTAATCTTAAGAGAGCTGTTTTCATGCCAGTAAAGGCAACTTCAGATTTAACACCTGCTGCTGTTACTTGAGCAATCGCAGCGTTAACCTCTTTAAGAGGAACGTTCATTGTTGCAGCAACAGAAGCAACTTTACCTATGTTTTGTGCATATTCAGCGACAATTATTTTTCCATCATTTTGTGTTTGTATAAATTGATCTACTAAAAACTGAGCATCTTTAGCACTTTTTCCATAAGCATTTAAAACACTTGTTGCAGCATTTCCAACAGTATTAATATCACTAAACCCACCTGTTGCACCTTGACTTGCTGCTTTTAATATCATTGCAGCATCAGCAGCTTCTATAAATCCAGCAGAAGCAACGTCATAAGCAGCTCCAGTTAACTCAGCGACACTTGCAGATCCGTTCAACTCAATACTTACAAGCTTTAATTTGTTAACTAAATCAGTTGAATCGCCTCCTAACGTTCTGAATTTTGCACTTGCAAATTCAATTTCTTTTAAAGTTCCAAATGCTGTAGTTAATCCTGCTATTCCAGCAGTAAGTCCAGCCATAAGGCCGAAAGTACTTTTTATTGCAGTACCTAACGCCTTAACACCTACAGCACCAATTTTTGATTTAACACCTGTAGCAACTGCGGAATTACCAAACAATCCAAGTTTTTTAGATCCTAATGCTGCCTTCCCTGCTAATTGGTCAAATGCTTTTTCTGTCTGTTTTGCTGCAACAGCAGTCTTCTTTAATTTGGCTGGTGTCCCAAAATCCTCATACCTTATTCCAACTGTTCCGATTAAAGCAGACACATTTAGCTTTCAGTTATGTATAGATATTAGCGGTACTTTGCCCTTCTCATATTATTTTCGTGTTCTTCGTTTAAAAGATCAAAATAAGCAGACCAAATTAACAGCTCTTCTTGTGTAATATTTTGATTTAATTCCTGCAACGTATAGCCCAATTCTTTCGCTACTCCTAATTGAAGTTGTAATAAATTATCTTTTTTAAGTGCTTCTTTTATTCTTTTGGGTCAAGGTCATCTACCTCCTCTTGTTCAGGCAACATTGCCAACATCAACTTGTCCATATTTTCCGCACTAACGTCATTCTTTAATTCATCAATTTGACCAGCAGCAAACATTCTTCTTCCATCTTCAAACATTGCTTTACGAACAAATAAACGAATAGCAAAAGCATTAGCATCATCCTTTGCTCCTTTCTGTGCTTGCTCCCTTTCTGCCATTGTCATGGGAGTACACCAAAACTCAAACTCCGTGCCATCACTGAGTTTTACTGTTTTTTTTGTAGCTGTTAAATTAGAAGCCTTTTTTAAACGATCTAAAGGACTAAGTTTTCTTTGACTAGCAGACATAAAAAGATCCAATTGCATGAATTATATCAATAATAATAAAGGCCAGCCATACGGCTAGCCCCTATTAGTATCTTCTAAAATCATCTCTATTAAACGAGTTTTATTGAGATGACTTGT